GCAGAATGCACATGCAGACTTGAAGAATATCAAGCACATTCAGTTCGCTGATACGCAGCGCAATTATTGGAACGGCGAGGAGTATGTGAATCTTAGCCTCGTTGAGCAGTTGGGCGTATTCTTCAATCCAGCTGGTGCAGCCCTTCGTGCAACATTCATCGTTGACCCGCAGAACGTCATTCAGCACGTAACTGTAAACAACCTTGATGTTGGTCGTAGCCCAGACGAAACACTTCGTATTCTTGATGCATTGCAGACTGGCGAACTTTGCCCATGCAGTCGTCCAATTGGCGGTGACACACTATGAGTTGGGTAGAACAAGTAAAGGAATCAATTCCTGATCATTCAAAGGATATCAAGCTTAACCTTGATTCCGTAATGAATCGTTCAGGACTTGATGAAGTAGATGCACACGCCTGTGCATTTGCTGCTGCTTTGGCAGCAGGTAACGGCGACCTTGCATTTGAGATTTCAATGAATGGTCCGTTGATGGGTACTGATGAACGTGAAGCAGCTAAGACTGCTGCATCGCTTATGGGTATGAATAACATCTATTACCCGTTCGTTGAAATGACAGAGGATGCTGATTTGAAGGGTCTTCCGCCCGGCTTGCGTATGAACGCATATGCAAATCACGGTGGCGTTTCAAAGAAGAAGTTTGAAATGTATGCTCTTGCTGCTAGTATCGTCGGTAAGTGTCACTTCTGCGTTAAGAACCACTATGATGTTCTTAAGAAGGAAGGCATGACTGTTACTGAATTGCAGGCTGTTGGTAAGATTGCCGCAGTTGTTGGAGCAATCAACAAGATTATCGTCTAATCACTTAATACCGATTAGCATAAATCTCTTATACCCGTTATCTTCGCTATATCTGAACTCCTTCTCACCGGAGTAAAGATACTTAGATAACGGGTATTTTAGTACCAAATCTTCTAGGCTCTCGTTAGAGTTGACACACTTCCAAACATCATCGTCCGCAGTCTGTACGTCACTTGATTGAATACACACCATAGTGCCATACTCAAGATTCTCAAACCAATCGTTGCCATTCATATGCTCTGGTGAGCAATTGATTATAAGGTCGTAGCCCGCCAACGTTTCCAGGTTTGCGTCTGCTATTTTGTTCTCAACCTTATAATCCTTGCCAATTCGCCAAGCTTCTGTAATCTTATCAGCGATAGGTTTAGTCTCTGGGTCAATGTCTATTCCCAAAATGTATTGATATCTGTCTGCGTTCCTTGTAAGAAGCATGAACGCAACGAGATTGTACCAGCTTCCCAAGACAGCAATCTTGATGTTAGCGTGGACAAAACGTTCAAGTTCTTTACAAAGCCATACTTTGCTTTGGATTTGACCGTGTGAGAAGGAATCGTAGTTCATCATCTATTTAGAAGTGAATTAGGTGTTGACATAGAAAGCTAACGGTGATATAACAAGACTATAGCAAGGAGATATACCAATGAGTATAGAAGAATATTTGGAAGAGGCTATTGCTAGTTTCAAAAGAGACCCAGCAGACAGTCAATTTCAAAAGGGCTATCTAGCCGCGCTAGAAGAAACACAGAAGTTTTTGCAGCAACAAAAATCTGACTAAGGTCATTTTTTTATTGACAATGTTTTTAAAATGATATATAAGAGTGAATGTAACGCTGATTTGACGAAAATCGCCAAAAACAGCCGTTAAAATAACATTTTTGAATACCAGGACTAAGTAAACACACTATGACTAACACTTGTAACATATCACTGAAACAACATGCTCTCTGGGGACAATTATTGGCTCCGATGGGTGAAGTTGCGGCAGTATATAATACAAGCATTCGCGGCGACTTTACCCCATCAGTGGAACAAGAGCCCGGCGGATAAGTAGACATAGTTAAACTAGTTTATTTAGACCCCGGGAACTCAAGTTCTTGGGGTTTTCCATTTAGAAGTGCAAGTCGGAACGAGGCTGCAAAGCACTATAAAAAATGAACGGGCGGTGGTAATGATGGATTCACTTGTGAGTGATGAAAAAACTATCAGATGAGGACATTACGATCCTCTCAAGCGGTCAATCCTGAAATGCCAGGAAACATAGATCGCTTATCAACAAAAGGCTAACCTATATCAAGATTTAAATACAGTGCCGACACTCTTTGGAGGGTGCCCGTGAAGACCACACATCTTGTTATTCGCATTTATTATCTGAAAACATTCAAAGATAAAACTAGCACCGGCTTTGTAAACCGAATGGCACCTTTTAGTGTTTTCAAATAATGAATGATATATTGCCCGATAGATCAATTGGCAGATCGACTGACTCTGACTCAGTAGGTTCTAGGTTCGAACCCTAGTCGGGCATCCAAAATATTTGACAATGCTACAGCAAGCATATATAATACAAACATATTGATGCTGCCCCTTCCTCTAGTGGTAAGAGAGCGGACTTTGAATCCGTCAACCTAGGTTCGAGTCCTAGAGGGGCATCCAAATCAATGCTGACGTAGCTCAGTGGTAGTAGCACTTCATTGGTAATGAAGAGGTCGAGAGTTCAATCCTCTCCGTCAGCACCATTTCTTATTTGGTTCCTTAGTTCAGCTGGATAGAGCGTCTGTCTTCGAAACAGAATGTCGGGGGTTCGAATCCCTCAGGGACCACCAAACATCATGCAGCCATAGCTCAACTGGATAGAGCATCGGTCTACGAAACCGAAGGTTAAAGGTTCAAGTCCTTTTGGTTGCACCAGTTTCATTGGCTAATAGCATAATGGTAATGCACTTCGCTGTTAACGAAGGTTATGTAGGTTCGAGTCCTACTTAGTCAGCCAGTTTCTTATGGTACGTGTCCCGTTTAAATTGTAACCAATGCTTCATTACTTGCTTAATGGCCCATACTTGCGTTACAGCCGTTTATATGCCCTAAGTGTTACGGTAGCACTCCTGGTTCCAACCCAGGCAGCGTGGGTTCGACTCCTACAGGGTATGCCAATTATGGTGATTGAAGTGTTGACAGATACATGTCGGCCTGTGAAGCCGAAGTAGCGGGAGCATTACCCGTCGATCACCCCAGTTTCATGCACCCTTAGCTCAGCGGTAGAGCATCGCTTTGACTCAGCGAAGGTCATCTGTTCAAACCAGATAGGGTGTACCATTTTTTTAAGGATATTTTATGCCATTGCAAGAACCTCATTATCACGAAGATAAGAAGACTGGACTGTTAGTTCGGTGTATGAATTCGTGTTCAAATTTGATTACTGATTATAGATTTTGGATTGGCGTAACTATCAGCTATCCACTAGAACATTTTCTCTGGGAACATGTTTGGCCCTTCAAGCTAGTAATGCAGTTTTTAGGAATCTAATTGAAGCTTTTTTAACTCTTGAGTAAAGCATTCTAAATCACTAATGCCGTCAGAGTATGAAAAGTATTGATTGAACAGTAAGTTTATCTTATCCTTAAGGTGATAATTCGTTATTAGCGATTGATAATCTAGTCTGTTGTCTACTAATTTTGTTTGAAAGTTACCATACTTTGCAGCTTGGTCATATGTGTGCATAGTAAAATTGATATGATTTTCTATTAGATTACTTTTTATAGTCATATAGTTTATGGTGTCTTTTGCTAACTCTATGATAGTTTTTGCAGTAAGGGTATATTGACGATTTGTAATCATCATCTGCTGCTTTAGTCTTGGGTTTATATCGCTTGATTTGACAAGCCAGATATCAGTATCATATGAAACCTGTAAGCTACAGCACTGCTCAAAAAAATCGTACCTTTCAATTAAGTGAACTTGATCATAACTTCTAAAGTCAAACACTTCGGGATTGTATGGTGGCAATAGATTATAGCCCATAATTTTTACGATAAAGTTATTGTCTTTTAATAACTCGTGAGTGATTGCAGGCAAATCTGAATTGCCATTAGCAAATTCTCTAGTATACAGTTCATCGTATCTCTTAAGATTTGGATATGTACTTTGAAGATAATATGTTAGTAAAGTGGATCTGGTTCTGCTAGAACCAACTACTACGATTTTCATTAATATAAGCCTTCTTTATATATTTATCAGTTTATGCCGGCGAGTGATACCCACTACAGTAGTGACGAACATACCGTTACCGCTGGCTCCATTCTTATGCGCTCGTATATATGGACTACCTTCCGAAAGTAGCCCCAGTATAGAAAATAAGCGGGCGCGCCATATTACGGAGTCGTGCTAGAGTGGCCGATTAGACTATCTTGGAAAGGTAGCGTACCGAAAGGTACCGTGAGTTCGAATCTCACCGACTCCGCCAAAGATATGCAGTATAGACGAATGTTACCGGTGGTGGAAATTGGTATACACATCTGGTGATGAGCCGGACTTTGCTTACGGGCATTTGCAGGTTCGAATCCTGCCCGACCTAAACTGCATAATTTATAACGGGGTATAGCGCAGCCTGGTAGCGCACTTGTCTGGGGGACAAGTGGCCGTCGGTTCAAATCCGGCTACCCCGACCAGTTTAAATGGGGCCTTAGCTCAGCCGGGAGAGCGACACACTGGCAGTGTGTAGGTCAGCGGTTCGATCCCGCTAGGCTCCACCAATACATGGCCCCGTCGTCTAATGGCTAGGATCTCTGGCTTTCATCCAGAAGAAGGCGGATCGAAACCGCTCGGGGCTACCATAAAAAAGGTTGACAACAGTATCGTTGTTTGCTATAAAGAATATGTTCTTTGACATAGTTAGTTTTGCTCCTGTAGCTCAGTTGGTAGAGCACCTGATTGAAGATCAGGGTGTCGGCGGTTCGAACCCGTCTGGGAGCACCATAATTTTATTTGCTGATAGTCAGCAGAATAAATACATTTATATCATGCGGATGTGGCGGAATTGGTAGACGCACCAGGTTTAGGTCCTGGCGATTCACATCGTGGGGGTTCGAGTCCCTTCATCCGTACCAAGTTTCAGAAATCGGAAGAAGTCATCGGTCTAGAACGATGCTTCAAGGCACACTATGAGGGTCACTAGAAACAGAACCCGAACTGCTGAACCGACACTAACAAGCAGTTCCGGCTGCTGAACCATGTACGTAGGGGTTTATGATATCCGCCAGCAATCGTACATGTAAACAAACCGGATGAAGGAAGTTCCCGTGGCGACCAAGCGATTTGGGGGAAGATGGGAACGTAAAGAGCGAAATTACTGACTGTAGCGAGTCAACACCTCAGTAGCCTTCTTATTACTAACACCGCCGCCCGTATGGTGTATAACAATCCCGGGCCTAGTTTCTAAGTTTGCGTAGAGTGTAGTGCGGCGACGCAAAGGCCACCCTAGGGCACTACACTCATTCAGTTTCTTGCCCCGATGGTGGAATCGGTAGACGCGGAAGATTCAAAATCTTTTGCCCAAAAGGCGTGGGGGTTCAAGTCCCTCTCGGGGCACCAGTTGACAAAAACGTAATAAATATATTACTATGTATGACAATCTTACCTTTGGCAAAGAACTCTGTGTAGTTCCGAAAGATATCCTTAATTTTTTAAATAGCAAATTCCTTTATTGCAAAGAATACTGCACGCCCGATCTAAAAACCGATTCATATCAGCAATGGAATTTACAAGAGGAAACTTTTTGGTATAAGAAAAGTGAACTTAGTGCCTTATGGATTACGGATGATTGCGTTGTATTAGACAGATTTTTTGAAAATTATGTAAAAAAAATTTTTCGTTTTAGGTTATCTGAACTTACGCCCGATGGAAAAATAGATTGGCATATTTCACATAGATTTCCTAGAATTCATATTCCGTTGAACGGATCGTATAGTGAATTTGTGATTAAAGATCGTTTAGGAATCACAGAAACGACAATACCGATGCATTATGGTAAAGCCTATCTGATTAACGTGACTTTACCGCATTCAGTAAAACAACCGACCTCAACGAGGTATAATGCTTTCTTCTCGTTTCATCAATTTGCTAACGAGAATATAGCCTCAGACTTTAAAATTTAACAAAAGTTAATGAAGATTGCAGCGTGGTGTAATGGTAGCACAGGAAGTCCGAGAGTCCGGAAGGATGGGTAGGCATCAAGAGGCCAGGAGTTGGGTTCGATTCCCAACGCTGCATTAATAATTTAGCGTTATTGACTTCTATAAATATTACTATGAGAATTGAAGTAGTAACAGAGCCGTTTGATCATATTATCATTCACGATGTATTTGACGCACAGCAATTGCAACATGTTTGGTCTGAACTTGACTTTTTGCATCCTAGATTGCTACGAGTAGGAGAGAACGGCTTTTCTGGAGGTTCTGCTAAGGATGATTCGGGAAACCCGCTAAAAAGCAACAAATCACTAAGTCTGAATGACTTGTACAACTATCAAAACAACATTTCCTATATCATACAGTATTTGGTTAATCTGTTTCACAGTGATGAAATAGTAAAATTGCCAACTCAGGATTTAGAAAACTATTATCGTCTCTATACTAAAGCTAGAACTTTTTTCTTTCACGTACAATACTACGAAAATGATGATGGCTACAAATCTCATAGAGACGCCTCTATATTCACAAACACCTTATTCTTGTTCAAAGAACCTAAGAATTTCACAGGTGGGGATTTAGTTTTTGATGAATATGATTATACTATCCCGTGCGATGCAAATAAAATGATAGTGTTTCCGTCAGTGCTGAATCACGCAGTAACACCGATCAAGATGCTAGACGATACACCAATGACGGGTAGATATAGTATCACTGTTTTTCAAAACATCAAATAGATTAGCCTCATTCGTATAGTGGTATTACATCTGTTTCGTAATCAGAGTACGGCAGTTCGATCCTGTCATGAGGCACCAAACTGCTAAATAGTAGTTTGGAGATTACTATGTTTAGAACACTTATACTATCAGCAGCATTATTATTTTCTTTCCCTGCATATGCTCAGGTTGAGAGAGAAACAACAGGTTCACTAGGCGGAACAGTTATCAATGACGATAACATTGTACTGACCGGAGCCTTCAAGCACGTTACTGATACAGGCCCCAGAGAATATTCATTTGAGAGTGATATTCTTTTTAAGAGTGCTAACGGTGTAACTAATAGAGAACAGATTAACGCATTCGCTAAAATCAATCAGGACATTCATCCTAAGCACTATGTACAAGTTGGTGTGCGATATAGACACGACCCAAGAACATTTTCAGAAGATCAAGCAGTTTACAGTATCGGTCACGGTTTCAGAATCCTAAAGAACGATAAAACTAGGATATCAAACGAACTTAGCGTTGGTTACAAGCACGGTACGGGCGGATATAGCGATGTAGTAGTTCGTGAAAGTCTTTGGATCAGTCATAAACTAACTAGCAAGCTTACTGCAAGCAATCAGTTTATGATTGAGCAGGGTTCTAGAACCTTCATTCAGAACAGAGCGGAAATCAAATACAAGTTGAGCGAGAAAACAAGCTTCTCAATTCAAGACTTGTACACAAAAGACTGGCGGGAAGACAATACGCTTTCTTTTGCATTCACCTTTAAAATTTAACGCACCTATAGTTTAACGGTAGAACAGCGGACTTATATCCCGTAGCGCCAGATTAGCGGCTTGTCCAGGTTCGAATCCTGGTGGGTGCACCAATTAGAATGCCCAGGTGGTGGAATGGTAGACACGCAACGTTGAGGTCGTTGTGGGCGAAAGCCCGTGAAAGTTCGAGTCTTTTCTTGGGCACCAAAGTTTTTTACAAGGCTGAGTATATATTTATAGAATTTGGTTGCATTAAGTCCAATCATAGTGTATATAATATAGACAGTCTAAATATTTTTACAGACAGGAGCATAACATGGCAGTACTAGCCTTAGACATATCGGGTATCCCGCGAACGTGGGTCTCCCACGACGAAGCAATTTCGTATCACGCAAAGAACCTGGTAGCATGGACTCTAGGTGATGTAATTGCTAGATATCGCGGCGGCGTCCAAAGTAACGGTACACGTAGTTACATCGAAACACCCAGCATCATTGCTGTAAAAGGCAATGGTTTCGATTTCAAGAAGCACAACAAGGTCATTTTGACTAACCATACGCTGTTCGCTCGTGACCGTCACATATGTGGCTACTGCGGCAAGCACTTCGTAAGTCGGCATGATTTGAGTCGTGATCACATTGTTCCTCGTTACCACGGTGGTGAGGATACGTGGATGAACGTAGTTACTGCTTGCATTAGCTGTAACCAAAAGAAGGGCTGTAAGTCTCTTAAGGAATCGGGTATGGAATTGAGATATGTTCCTTACGCACCGAATCACTATGAGAGTTTGATTTTGCAGAATCGCAACATTCTTGCTGATCAAATGGACTACTTGATTTCAGGTGTTCCTAAGCACAGTAGAATTCTGCAAATGGCAGCTTGACATATAGTTAATAATATGTTAAAAGTAGTATATGAAAATACTACTGATCGCTTATGTATTTTACATGAACCCTAGCACAAGGAAGGTAGAACTCTTGTGGCAAGAAAATGTGCCACAAGAGTCTATCGAAGCGTGTAAGGAGACGGGTGAAAAGTACAAGTATGCGCTTGAAGCCTCTATCAACATAGAGGTTAGGTACTATTGCGTAGAGCAATTAAACGGTTGACATTTTTTTGTCAGGCTGTTATAAGCAGATTAAATAGTTTTATAGAGTTTATTCCCTGATGGCGCAGCGGTAGCGCAGTTGACTGTTAATCAATTGGTCGGAGGTTCGAATCCTTCTCAGGGAGCCAAATTCGCCCTTATAGCTCAGTGGTAGAGCAACCGCCTTGTAAGCGGTAGGTCCGGGGTTCAAATCCTCGTGGGGGCACCATTAAAAAAAGGTTGACATTCAATTCAATCTATTGTATAAGTAGACATATAAAGAGAGATTGGCCCCGTAGCTCAACTGGATAGAGTACGAGTCTTCTAAACTTGGGGTTGCAGGTTCGAGCCCTGCCGGGGTCGCCATTCTTTTTGTTTGAGAATATAAGTAAGTTATAAATAGTTTCATGGGGAATTAGCTCAGATGGGAGAGCGCCTGATTTGCATTCAGGAGGTCAGCGGTTCGATCCCGCTATTCTCCACCAGAATAAACGGGGATTAGCGCAGTCTGGTAGCGCACCTGCTTTGGGAGCAGGGGGTCGTAGGTTCGAATCCTACATTCCCGACCATACATAGAGCCTGGTTAGCTCAGCGGTAGAGCATCTCGTTTACACCGAGGCGGTCGGCGGTTCAATCCCGTCACCAGGTACCATATTCAAGGAAAAGCTACAGATGTAAATATCTGTAGTTTTTCCTTTTGTGATAAATATTATTTCGCTGTCTGACAGTAAAATTGAAACGAAAGGTTTTATGAGTTGGCTCAAATTAACAAGCATGTCCTTATCACAGGATA